CTTTTGTAAAGTCCTCGCCATTCCATGTACCAGCTTCTTTTTCTTTCTCTATACAAAGCCTCATATACCACTGACACTGTTTCCAAGCCGATGGGTGCTTTGTCATTTTCTGAAATTGGTAAGTATTAACAGATTTAATTTCACCTATCATCTTACCACCAAAGAACTCCGGTATTGTACATATAATATCAGGTGTAAAACTAATACGATACTTTTTATAAAACTGAGTTACATCTAACCCATCGGCATCTGCATACCCAGCTCTTATAAATAACCTCTGCCACTTCTCGTGTATAGCGTTACCTTCTTCAAATATACGCTTCAGACCAACACTTATCTGTTCACCCTGAAGCTGTCTGTATATTAAACTAAGCACCTGCTGTCTAAGACAAAATTCTTTATCACCTTTAATGAGGGCAGATGCATGAAGCCCTACCCTTTCCTGTGTTTCTGCACCTCTAGTCATTACCTGTTTAACAAACCTTGCTTCTTCATCAACATTCTTTTCAATGAAGAACATGTTATTAAATAACTTTTCTAGCTGAGACGCTTCACTTGATTGAATTTTTGTCTTGTTACCTGTGGCTTCCTTTTTAATATCATCAAGTATTCCCATTTATTTCTATCCATTTCTTTTTGTAATCACAAATACTTCTCGACATTACATTAACCCTTTCAATCTCTTCTTGCGTAAGTGTTTCTGCAATCTGGTGTGTATATATCACGTAATTACAATACCATATTGCTTTATCAAGGTCCTCTAAGCCATTCTTATTTTTGTACCTCCATAAATACTTAAACGCATTACACATACAAAAATCAGCAACAGCTCTTGGACCAAACATTATTTCCATCACCTGAATACACTCTAATGATGTACTACCTTCATAATGTTTCGGATGATTTACATTATCCATATCATAACCTCCTAGGTGGATTATACTTATTATATTTAATAACCTGAAGTAAATAACCGGCATTCTCAACCTGTTTCTGACCACAAATAAATGTATCATAAAACTCTGTTGAGTTCATAAAGAAGTTATCACCGATAAATTCATCTGTTGCACAATCTGCAGGATATGCACATAAATGATGGCCACCTAAAAGACATATATTTTCTGAACAACCACTAAGATAACTAAAATCACCAAATACACCACTTGTGTAACAATAATCACTATAATCCTCTGTGATACTAAGCCAACCATCTTTTATATCATTACACAGTGATAATATCCTACCTTTATCGTGACCTAAATCTTTATCACTCACTCTATTGAGCTTTCTGATAATATCATCAACAGACGGAAATTCATGCCATGTAACCACCTGACCTACAACAGAGTTCTTTCTTTTCTTACCACAAGCTCTTGTTATATTATTCATGTACATTCTAGCCATATCAGGTGAACGACCATCCTCTAACAATATACTTGTAATAATTGCCTGCAACATATCCTGCTTAATTATACGAATACCAGAAGCCCTATTACACAATGCTTCAATATCCTTATCAAGCTTACAGAACATATAATGTAAATCAAGATAATCAGTACCTATGTCAAAATAATCATACCAGGTATTATAAAAGTCCTCTTCTGAACAAGAAAAAGTAAAGTGGTTTCTCTTCTGTTCTACCTGAACTATCTTATCCTTATGTACAATTATATATTTACCACCTTCACCGACTTTTGTCCATGTAAGTACCTGTCCACTTTTATATACATGGTCTAAATCTAAATATGGTATAGACATATAAAACATATTAACCTCCTAGTAAACTGTACCAACTATTCTAACTATGCCTGCATTCTTTATCATTCTATTACAAATGGGACACGGTTCGACTTCATCAACCTTAATATAACTATAAATATCTTCACCAGCAATTGCAGATGCATTTACATCAAGCTTATATTCTTCACCTGCAAGATACATTGTGGCACCAATCATATCTTTCCTTGAAGCAGATAACATAGCATTCTGTTCTGCATGTACACTAAAACAATGTGAATAATCACCTGTGTTATGAGGGACATTAAGTCTGGTACAAAAGCCTCTATCACAACAATTAAGTTGACCTCTAGGATTACCATTATAGCCGGTTGCTATTATTTCATCATTCTTAACAATAACACAACCATAATGTCTTTTAAGGCATGTAGACCTCTTGGATACCGCAAGAGCAATACCAATATAATACTGGTCTTTTGTAGGTCTACCAATAGGCTTAGGCATCATACCTGTTTCTGAAATCTTTTTAATGTCATCACCAATATCATCAGGGTGGTCACTAAAATCAATCTCACAATAATCTTTATTACATTTACTCATCTTCATCGTACTCCTCTTCTTCATCCATGTCTATGCTTCTAACTCTTTTACCAAACTCAGCTGCTCTCTGCTGCATAAGTTCTTTTCTTATCTCTTTAACATCATCAAAAGAAACAAACCCTCTATCAAAGAAAAGTGGTATTTCACATTCACCCATAGGGTTACATACCTTTGATTTGACTACTTTACATTTCATTATCAAACCAACCTTTTCTGTTGATGCAGAGTTCTTAGGATTTTTATTAGGTATCTCAATCCATGCCCGTCTTGCGACCTGAATACGAAGGCTTGCTGAATGTTTAAGTTTTCTACCGCCGGGAGTATCGGTCTTTTCACCAAACATCATGGCACCAATCTTATCTCTTACCTGGTTAACAAAGATTACTGTAGTACCGGTAACCTCTATTATCTCCTCGACTGTAGGCAAATACTTATTCATCAATCTAGCTGTACCACCAATTCTCTGTTCCTCAATGCTGTCTTTATCAGCAGATTTCAGAACCTTTTCAGCATCCTCTTTCGGAACAAGTGACGGAACTGAATCAATACCTATAATGGGAATGCCAGCCTTGGCAAACTTAATAGTCTTGTTAAAGGCGTCTTCGCCATATCTAGCTCTATACACCAATAACTGCTTCGGTCTATTACCAAACACCTTTGCTCTATCAGCATCAAATGTACCTTCAACCGGTATATCTAATGCAAGATTATGAAGGCTACATAAATGATATAACAGTGTCGTTTTACCAGAACTCTCAGGACCAAATATTTCTATTGTTCTTCCCTCTGGCATACCTCCACCAATTATAGCATCTAAATCTTCAATACCTGTACTCCATCTATTTATTTTAAGATTGGCATGTTTACTACCAATTGTATAGATGGAGCCTTCACCTTCTTTTTTATTTATATCAGAGCATAATTTAATTATCTGCTCTTTGTTTGTATTAGCCATTACTTTGTAAGGTCCCCTTCTTCTTCTGCGTAGCCTATATTAAGCTTACCTACATTGACTGGAATTATTGTTTTATTTCTATCCTTATCGTAATACATATCAGATATTCTATATGTGGCACCAGTTTCGGCATCATAATAATCTGCATACTTACCGTATGTATCTACAATTTCTTTTACTCTCATTATTCAACCTCTACATAGTCATCAAACACATTTAAGGCTTCTTCATATGAACCACAATTAAAACATCTGCTAGCCATTTCTGCTGCATATTCTCTCAAGCCATTATTCTTAAGTGTCTTAGAAACAATTGCGATAAGATTGAAAATATTACCATTCTGTCCAACAAGCTTGCACTTAGGTCTAGGAATAATATCAACTTCTTCAACATCCTTGATAAGCCAATTATCGAACTCTATACGTTCAATATAGCCATCATACTCCATGCGTTCGCACCAATAGACATAATTACTACTGTCACCATAATACTTCTCGTAAAACTCTAACAACTTTAATTCACTTAATACTCTGGCCATGTTATCGGCCTCCTTTCTTTTTATTTTCTGTAATAATTATATCATATAATATCAAGTTTGTCAATATATTTATTTCTTTCTATCAGACCTAGCAGACCTAGCATATAATGCTGAGTTATATTTCTTAACCCTAGTTATATATGTTTTCTTGTTAAATTCAAGCGCACCTTGTTCTATCATGATTTCAAGGTGCCTTTTATTAACCTTTGAACCATCTGGCCTAGCAGAAATTCTATCAATGAAATTGTCGAACGATGTAAATATACCATTCTTCTTTCTTTCATCAACAATTACATTTGCGGCAACCTCACCAACACCTTTAAGTGTACTTATACCCTGCTGAATACAAAACTCACCTTCAACTTTTCTAAGTGAACTCTTTACCTTTGAATAATTAACATGAGGTAAAAATACTACGGCACCATCACCAACTGCATTTTCGCAATATTTATAAAAATCAGCATCATCTTTTGCATACTTAATTTTACTAAACCAAAATACATCAGGATAGTGTACTTTATAAAACATTTGCTCTGCAGATATTAGTGTATAACCAACTGAATGACCTTCATTGAATGAATAATCATAAAACTTTTTAAATATGTCTTTGGCCTGAGTTTCAGGAACACCAATCTTAGCACATCCTTTTACAAAGTTTGCTTCAAATTTAGGATATTCACTTTCAAAATACCAGTTGAATTTAGGAACACCTATCTTCATCTTTGTAATAGCATGTGCTTCATCCCATGTCATACCAGCTATCTCTACGGCCATCCTCATAATCTGTTCCTGATAAATAATTGTACCATACGTCTTTTGTAAATATTTATCAAGTGCAGCAATCCTTGTACCTTCTTCACCTAATTCATATGCTGCCTTATTTGCTGCATATATTTCAGGCTGCTTCTGTTTCAAAGGACCAGGTCTATTCATGGCTGTTGCGGCAACAACATCATTAAAACAGTTTGTATGAATATCTAACAGAAGTTTTTGAACAGATGCTTTATCTAACTGAAATACACCATTACAATTACCTTCTGAGAAACCTCTTACAACTTCTTCATCTTCAACCATTGATATATCAAATCCAGGTATACCAGTTGCTTTTCTGCAATCATTAAGTTCTGACATTGTTTTAAGTCCAAGAATATCAAACTTAATTACACCTATATCTTCAATATCTACAAGGTCATAATTTGTAAAGTATCTTCCTGTCTTACTATCAATTCTTATAGCTGTATAATCTAATATATTACCACCTGTTATAGCTACACCAGCAGCATGAGTACCAATAAATCTTACCTTCTCGTATAGCTTCAAGAAATGTGTCATAATATCACAATAACCAACATTATATGAACCAAACCTTGAATCTGCTTTAAGACCATCTACAAGTAAGAAACCCTCATCTATATACTCATTAACATATTTCTTTATATCAGATATAATACCCTTATTTATCTTAGCCTGTGATTCATCAACAGACTTATCTGTAGGTAAATAAC